TTTTATATTATAATTTTTTTATTACATTTTACTTTTTTTTTATATTATAATTTTTTATTACATTTTACTTTTTTTTATATTATAATTTTTTTTATTACATTTTACTTTTCTTTTTATATTATTTAAAAAATAGATACATTATATAATTATAAATAATGGAGCGTCTTAATTCATTAATATCTAAGATTAATTCATTAGATTTGACTACAGAACAGTATATAGAAATATATAAGATAATAAAAAAAAATGATAATGTCAAAATAACAAAAAATAATAATGGCGCATTCATAAATTTAACTAATATTTCAGAAGAAACAATAAATGATTTAGAAAATCATGTTGAATATATAAAATCTAATGATATATTACAAAACAAATAAAATATATAGAAACATATTAACATAATTATATATAACTATTAAGTAAATGAAACATAATAATATATATAAATTAGTTAATAGTTATACTATTAATGAAAAAACACGGGGATTTTCAATATTAGAAGCAATATTAAAAATCATAGATATAGATTTAGGTACATATCCAAAATATGATATTAAAAATTATGTAAATATATTTCGTAGAAAATTAGCAAATGATTTGATTCAAAAAAAGAAATATAAGGATTTACCAAATATTTTAAAATTGGAAAAAAATGATATATATTCAAAACTTATAAATAATGAAGAATGTGATGAAAATACATATAAATATGTTTCATTTTATTTAGAACTAAATATTATTATAATTAAAAATAATAAATACCGTCATGTAAATGAATATAATAAAAATATTCATTCTATAATATTAGTTGAAATAAACGATAATAAATTTGTACCAATATTTTCAATAGAAGATTCTATAGTATATAATATGTTTTCTGATAAAGATTTAGTTGAAATATTAAAATTTTTTGAAGTAGATAGTAGATTAATTTTTAATAATAAAGTTGAACTAACTAATAAAGAATTTAAACAAATTAATAAATTGAAAAACTATAAACTTTCTCAATTGCATGAAATATGTGAAATATATTCAATTAATATATACAAATATATAAGTGATCGTAAATTATATAAAAAAAAACTAGAGTTATTTGAAGAATTAAAACTAAAATTAATAAATAAAAATTAATAAATAAAATGATATAAAATTGATTTAATAATATAATATAATATTATATATAATGAATCCACAAATAGAAATAGAAGATTCTACTCTTAATGAAATTATAGATGAATATATTGAAGATTCCGAAACAAAAGAATTAGAAATTGTGTATGGATTAGATAAATCAGCTATTAGTGAAAAATCATTAAAAAAAATTATATCATTTTTAAATAAACTTGAAACACCCAATACAAAGGAAAATGCTTTTATTTTAGATGTATTTTTATTAGGTAATAGTGATAATAGTCGTTTTTCTATTGAAACAAATAGTGCAAATAATTTATTAGGCGATCATTGTAAATTTGAAAAAGACAATATTGAAGGAGATAGATATTTTCCATCAAATTATAAATTATTAACAAAAGATGTGCTAAAAAAAAAATTTGTAGATACAATTAATTCAAAAATAAATATTAAAACAGAAATACCAGTTATTGAAACCAAAGATATAGATAATTTTATAAATATTTATAGTAAATTCAAGAAAAGATATAGATTTAAACATAGACAAAGTTATAATTTTGGAGATTTTAGAGTAGATATAACAATAGTAAAACAATCGGAAGGTCATAATATATTATTATCAAGAGTGGATAATATAGTTGAAAAAATTGAGTTAGAAATAGAATTTATAAATAGACCAAATTTAGTAAAAGCTGATATAAAAAAATCATTAAGTGATATGATAGAATTAATGATTAAATTTAATCAGTTTAATAATGAAGGATATTTTAATATTAGTAATGATGAAAAGAAAGAATTACATAAGAATTACATGGATATTTTAAAAAAAGTATTAAGTAATAAAAATAATAAAGGTATTGGGCCTAAACCATTATCATTAACAAATAAGACTCTTTTAAATATGTTATTAGCATTTTCTCCAGAAGATAAGAATAAAAATATAGATAGTATGTATAAGATAACTGAAAAAGCAGATGGTGAAAGATATTTTATGTATATATATAAAAATATAATTTATTTAATAAATGATAATAAAAATATTATAAAAACTGGATTAAAACTAGTTTCAGATACTTTTAATGATTCTATATTAGATGGTGAATTATTAAATTATAAGAATGAGTCAGATAAATTAATATATGAATATAGATTTTTCGATATTTATATGTTAAATAAAAATGAGATATATACTACTAATTTAAATGGAAGAATTAAAGAAATGACTAGATTATCAGTAGAATTAGAAAATAATGTAGAATATTATATTGATTCAAAAAATAACACCGCTATAATGTGTAAAATGAAGGAATATAAGGACATTAGTGAGTTCAGAAAAATTATTGATCAAAATGAATATAAATATAAGATAGATGGTGCTATTTTTATGCCAGTAAATAAGTTAGCAGATATTTCGAATTCATCATATTCTACAATGTTAAAATATAAACCAATAGAAGAAAACACAATAGATATTTTAGTATTAGATAATAAATTATGGTGTTCTTATAGATTAAATAATGATTATATTAAAACTGAACTTATGTGTGTAAAACCATATATTGTAGATTTAAGTACTAAACCAATAAAAAAAATGAATAATGCTGGAGAATTAGTAGATATTAAAAATACACTAAATAATAAAATTGTGGAGGTATTATATGATATAGAAAAAGACTGTTTTATGTTTAATAATATAAGATATGATAAAACTGAAAAATATTTGAAGACTGGTAAAATGGGAGGAACTGCAAACGATTTTTATGTTGTAAATGATATATTACATTATTCATTTAATATGATTGAAGAAGAAGTTATGGAAACTATAAATGTAGAATATATAGAATCATTAAAAATGAGTTTAGAAAAAGGAGGATCATATTATGATACTGAAAATACATATCAGAAAAAGGAAGAACGACAATTAAGAAGTTTTCAAAATAAAATGAAGGCTAAACTGATAAATAATGCTGTATCTATATTAGAAAATTATGAGGTATTTCAAAATATTAAGATGCAAGATATAGCATGTGGTAGAGGAGGTGATTTATTAAAATATATAAATACAAATTTTGTAGATAATAAATTAGGAAATTCTCTTAAGGAAAAAGGTGGAATTAAATTTATACTTGGTTTTGATATTGATTCAATTGGAATAGAGTATATTGATAAGGCAAATGCTAATAATACTTCTCGTGGTCGTTATTTACAATATAAAAATGATTATATAAGAAAAAATAGTAATATTCCCGATATATATAAGAATGATAATGTATTTTATATGACGGGTAATGTAAACTCATATGAAAAAGGTAATGATGTTAAAACTAGTTTTGATAATATAATGGATGGTGTAACTTATGGTGATGGTATTGATAATAATGATGATTTTGAAACTAGAACTAAATATGATAAAAAAATGTTAGATGATATTAATAAAAAATATGGTGTATCTGGTAAAAAAATGATAAATATATATGAAAAACATCAATATGAATTATTAAGTTGTCAATTTGCAATCCATTATTTTGATTTAAGTATATTTTGTAAGTATGTTGACTTACATTTAGCTCCGGGTGGATTATTTATTTGTACATATATGGAAAAAGAAAAAGTAGATAAGTTATTTGAAAAATATAAGACTGATATAATAACTGGTGGACCTAAATCATTTTGGTCATTAAAAAAATCTGAAACAGAAGGTAATATTGATGTATATTTTAAGACTATGGGTAATGATGAACATAGACCAGAAAATTTAGTTTCTAAGGAAATGATTGAAACTGAGTTTAAGCAATATGGAATTAAAATATATGAATCAACTTTTAAAAGTGATGATATTTCTGGTATATTAAGTTTTGAAGATCATATAAATGATGATAATAAGGAATTTGAATTTAATAAATTATATAATGGATTAATATTTCAAAAAAATTTAGATACTAAAGATAAAGCCCAAATATTACAAAAAACTTTAGAGAAAACCCAATAATACAATAATGCAATAATTAATTTAATGTATTGATATATGATACAATCATTCTTTCCATAAATTCATTATTAATAGTTTCTGTATTAATACCATCATCTTTGCATATACTAATAAAATTTGTTGTCATATCAGTAAGCTTTTTATTTCTCCATAGAAAATCTGGAACATTATCCATTAAATGTATTAATTTTTTTTTGATTAAATCTGGATCATTTTTTTCATTTGGTAATAAAATACTAAGTTTTAAAATATTTTTGTTTACAAAATCTAGAAGTGAATTATATTCGATAGAATTATTTTTTTCAATATGTTTTAATGATTTTTGCAATTGTAACTCAAGAAGTTGTTGAATTTTGTGCTTCATAACTTTGTTAAGATAACATAAATTATATAAAAATCAATTTAATATATTTTTTATTTATTAAAGTATTGTAATTAAATAAATAATATACATAAATATATATATATAAATTAATTAAATGATAGATTTAAAATATTTAGTAAACATTTCATCAAGGAAAAAATATGCTTTGATGATCCGAGAATCATTTTTAAATTTATTCAAAAGTAATTTTAAAAAAATGAAACATAATGAATTAATAATATTATATATAAAATCCTTTAAACAAAACTTTAGAAATCATATAGTATGTCATTTAGGAGAAATCGGGGGAAGTGTTGATGCTGAGGCATATAAATTTTTAATAAAAATTAATGATACTCGATTATATTGTGCTTTAAAGTTAATACCACTAATTAATTCAGAATCTAGTAAAATAATGGATTTGAATTATAAGTCATGGAAGGAATTATATATATTAAAAATGATATATAATTTAATAAAAAATCATAATTGTCCCAATGTACCAATTATATACTTATATTTTATATGTACAAATTGCAAAATATGTGATTATTTGAATCCAAATATTATAAAATATTATAATAACTTATCTATACGCAAAAAATGTCAAAATGATAAATCTAAACATGATATTTTAAAAAGAATGGAAAAGAAAAAAGGATTTGGTAATAACTCATTATGTATTTTAAATGAATTATGTGATAGTTCTCTAAAAGATATATTAACTAATAATTACATTGAAAATATAACAGACAAAATGTTTCATTCTTTTATATTTCAAATAATAAGTGGAGTATATAGTATACATAAAATATGTAATATATGTCATTTTGATTTACATGGAGGAAATATATTAATTAGCAATATTGAAGCAAATGGATATTGGTTATATAGTATAAATAATAGTGAATATTATATACCAAATTATGGATATATATTGAAGGTATGGGATTTTGGTCGTTCAATGATAATAGATACAGATGATTTTGTAGATATATGTAGTCAAATAATTCATCAATGTAAGCGTTTTTATAAAGAACCATTTAAAAAAAATCCTAAATTGGAGAAGAAAATATTTAAGAAATTGAATAAGACAAATATTAAGATAATATTATTTGCATTTGATTTATGGAGAATTATATCTTATTTATTTTCAAAATTCAAAAAAGATAATTATCTTTCATTAAAATTTAAAAGTACTTTAGAATTATTAGTAAATATCAAAAAAGATTGTGAAAATAATTGGGTTCAATTATTATTTAATGTAAATGAAATATCAAATACACCAGAAATTTTTATGAATTATTTATTAAATAAATACTTTAGTGAGTATAATAAAATACAAACACAACTAATAAATAAAAAAAAATATTGTATATAATATGTCATTATACTGGTTTAATTTATTTACATATTGGGTTTATATATGTTTTGTTTTATATTATTTTAAATTAATTCCTTTTAATCCTTTGCCATTTTTTATAATTATTCTGATTCGTGATATATTATTTTTAATATTAAATCCTTCAAAAAAAGCAAATATTGGTTCTGTGGAATTTTTGAAAAATTTTTTAATTATTTCTGTTCATTATATTCCAATATATTATTTATATAATTCGAGTAATAAAAATAATAAAAATAATAAAAATATTAATAAGAACGAAAATATTAAATTAATGAATAAATCTATAACATTTTATATAATATTATTTGTAATATATTTTATATATATTCATAGTAATAATTTAAACTTACTATATATACTTAATGATGTAGAAAATAAATATATTAATATATCAGAATATATAGAAACCCGATTTAATTCAGTATTCGAATTTAGTATATGGATAATAATTATATTATATATGAACTATAAAATATTAAATAAAAAATATTAAACTATTTGATCTAAACTTTTTTATAAAAAGTTTCTTAACTGTTATTAATAATAACTAATTCACTTTCATTATATAATCGTTTCATATAATCCTTATTTTCTTCATTGTATAATTCATTACAGCGTTTAATATTTACTTTTTCAGAATCATTACAACATGATTCTATTTTTTTTTCTACTACAGCATCCATTAAATGTACTTGCTGTCTATCTATTAGATCAGATATAGTTTCATCTTTATCTTGCAGTTCCCATTTATCATTTTTACGAACTTTAATATATGGCTCTTTTTTATTTGTTATTTTTATATTCTGATTTTCTGGATGAGCATCATTAAAATGTGTATATTTTATTAATTCTGGTATTGTTTTTGCTGGTTTGTTTTTTAATAGTCCTATTATAAAATCTCCAGTTATATATTTAGTATCTTCATCACCATAATTATTTATATTTATAATATTATTTGTCATATGATTTGTTGTATTATGACTATTACTTGTATTATTTGTATTATTTGTAATAGTTGTAGTCTTATTCTCTATTAATAACTTCTCTACAATTTCTTTTAATTCTTTTATTTCTTGCTTATCATTGTCTTTTTCTTTTTTTTTTATTTTGCATCGACCATAATGACGATTCAAATTGTCACTCCTAGTAAATTCTTTATAACAATAAGGACAAGTCAAAGGACTTTTCATTTCGGAGGATTTTGGAGGATTTTTGGAGGAGTTTTGGAGGATTTTGGAGGATTTTTGGAGGAAATTAACCGGAGGATTTTCGGAGGAGTTTTGGAGGATTTCGGAGGAGTTTTGGAGGGATTTTTTACTAATTTCGAAACCATAATATTTTTTTACATTTTCTATACTAATATCTTCAAGTATAGGTTTACATATATTTTTGCGTTTTAAATGATTTACTAAATGATTTTTTTGTTTTGCTACATAACCACAACGCAAACAATTATATTCTACCATATATATACTATATAATATATAATTATTTTTAAATACATAATTTTAACTAATTTTTTATTATTTTTAACTAATTTTTAACTAATTTAGTTAATTAAAATGAGGATAATTTAACTAATTTTTAACTAATTTTTAACTAATTTAGTTAATTAGTTAACTAATTTAGTTAATTTAAAAAAAGGGGGGGGGGG